TGGTACTGGCGATCTACTTTGGAACAATGCCACACAGATTTCTGCAACACAGATCAATATCAACCACATCAATTCAGATGGTATAGACGTTGATATCTTCTTAGGTTTAATTAAGACAAACGATGTCATCATTGTTCAGGATGCAAATAACTCCAATAACTTCCAAAAGTGGACAGTATCTGCAACTCCAACAATACAGACAAATTATGTCGAAGTACCCGTAACGCTTACATCATCTGCTGGTACTGGTACAACTAACTTTGCAAATAACCACGCACTTATCGTGGCAATTATTTCAACTGGTATCGTCGGACCTACTGGTCCAGCGGGAGCTACTGGCGCTACGGGTCCTGCTGGAGCAACAGGAGCCACAGGACCTGCAGGAGCCACAGGTGATACAGGACCTACTGGAACTACAGGCGGAGTTGGAGCAACAGGTGCTACTGGACCTGCTGGTGCAACTGGTCCTACTGGAGCAACAGGTGCTACTGGACCTGCTGGAGCAACTGGGCCAACAGGAGCAACTGGGCCAACAGGAGCAACTGGGCCAACAGGTGCTACTGGACCAACGGGTGCTACCGGAGTTGGCAACATTGCAGGATTTAATGCTCAGACTGGTACTTCTTATACTTTAGTAGCAGGCGATCTCAGTGATATTGTTACTTTGAATAACGCTTCTCCTATTACCCTTACAGTGCCACCGTCAGTCTTCAGTGCTAATGACCAAATACACGTAGTCCAATATGGAGCAGGTCAGGTGAGCTTTGCTCAAGGTTCTGGAGTAGATATCCTTTCAACCGGTGCTACAACAACAGCGCCTAAGTTGAGAACCAATAAGTCAGCCGCCACAGTGATCTGTACGGCGAGTAACACGTTCCTTATTGTGGGCGACATAGTATAATCTCGAACTATGAGATTCCACGTTATCAGCCTACTCCATACGCAAACAACTAGCGGCTCAGGTGTCAGCAGAGCCTGAATCAGAGGAAGTAATTGAAGTTTAATAGTTACTTTCCTAATGCCATATTGATAAATCTTGATAGGCGAGTAGATCGCTTAGAGCAATTCGATAGACAGGCTAAGGAACTTGGCATTGAATACGAAAGATTCTCAGCGGTAGAACTAGAGAATCCGGTTGATGGATGCAGACAAAGCCATATAGAGGTTTTGAAGAAGTACGATTATGACCCATTATTTATCTTTGAAGATGATGCCTTATTTGTAGAAGGCTTTAGCGATAAGTTGCCTATAGCAATGAGTTACCTACCCAATGACTGGGACGTGGCTTATCTAGGTGCTCATATTCTAAAGGCTGAAGACCATAATGAATACTGGCTAAAGTCCTATGGGGCTAGTTCTACCCACGCCTTTGCCATTAGAGGTAGGGCTAAGGATATGCTCCGCAAGTCCTTGGATTCCTACGATGGACACGCTGATAGGGCTTTCAGTGACATCCATAAGGATCTTAACGTTTACATAGTAAAATCTACACTCATCTGGCAGGCGCCAGGGTATAGCGATATACAAGAGTGTGAGGTTAACTATGACCACCTTTTCAAATTCTAAGCCTATGAGATTCCACGTAATAAGCCTGCCACATACCCAAACCACTAAAGCCTACGTCAACTGCGCCTATACCGAAAAGGTAAGACGCTTTTGTATAATGATGAAGAACCTAGGCCATACGGTCTATCTCTATGCTGGTGAAGATAATGAAGCACCGGTTGATGAGTTAATTACTTGCATCACCAAAGAGCAACAGGATGAGGCGCTAGACGGTAAGCACTATACCGAAGCTGCCTTTGATAATACGTTACCTCATTGGCAGATCTTTAACGGTAAAGCAATAATCGAATTAAACAAGCGCTTGCAGAAGAAAGACTTTATCTGTCTTATCGGTGGTGCTTCACAGAAGCCTATTGCAGATGCTTACCCAGACTATATGAGCGTAGAGTTTGGTGTTGGTTACGGTGGAGTATTTAGTCAGTACAAAGTATTTGAGTCTTACGCTTGGATGCACAGCATCTATGCAATGTTTAAGAATCCAACTCTGGTAGATGGCAACTTCTACGATGCGGTAATACCTGGGTACTTAGAACCAGAGATGTTTCCGCTGCAAGAGAAGAAAGAAGATTACTACTTATACGTAGGACGTATGGTAGATCGCAAAGGTTTGATCGTAGCCCAACACGTCTGCAAAGAACTAGGCGTTAAGTTGATTATGGCAGGCCCCGGTAATAACCCAAAGATTGAATATGGTGAATGGGTTGGACCCGTTGGACCAGAAGAACGAGCAAAGTTAATGGGCGGCGCTATTGCCCTATTTGCTCCAACACTTTATATAGAACCTTTTGGCAATGTGGTAATTGAGGCGCAAGCCTGCGGTACTCCAACAATTACTACAGACTGGGGAGCCTTCACAGAGACTAACCCAAATGGTGTTACTGGATACCGTTGCAGAAATGCAATGGAGTTTGCAATAGCAACAGAATGGGTCAAGGACTTAGACCCAGTAGCAATACATAAGAGAGCAGTAGCGTTGTATTCACTAGATGCTATTGCACCACAATACGAACAATATTTTGCAAGACTGCTGACTCTATGGGGAGATGGCTGGTATGAGAGGAAATAATGCCAACACTTAGCGATATGATAGATGAGGTTCGCTCATCTCTAGCAGGTTATACCCTGCGCCAAGACAGAGTAACCTATCTAAATAGTGCTATATCATCTACTGCTACTGCTATGACTATTGGCTCTAGTACTAACTTAGCCAAAGGTATTATTGAAATTGATGATGAACTCATCTGGATTGATAACTTTAGCCAGGCAAGCAGCACACTTAATGCAGCTCCAGGATTTGGTCGAGGCTACCAGAACACCAATGCCTCACCACACGCACAATATGCCCAAGTAACACTTAGTCCAACCTTTCCAAAGGTAATGATTAAGAAGGCTATCAACGATGTTATCAATAGCCTCTATCCTAAACTTTGGTCAGTTGCTTCCGTTACCTTTACCTTTAATGCAAGTCAGACAACCTATCCGCTACCAGATGATGTCGAATCAATCCTGTATATGTCTTGGCAAACAACAGGTTCAAGCCTTGAATGGTTGCCTATCAACCGCTGGCGTGCAGATCCAATGGCAAACATTGCAACATTTAATACAACAAATACTGTAAATATTTACGAAAACATCCAGCCTGGAAGAACAGTACAGGTGTACTACACAACTACTCCTAACACTTTGGATAACCCAACAGATGACTTTGCAGATGTAACAGGCTTACCTGCCTCAGCAGTTGAGGTAGTAATCCTCGGTGCATCATATAAGTTGCTTTCATATGTAGATGCCGGACGTATTAACTTGAGTTCAGCAGAAGCTGATCTAAACGATACCAAGATTCCAAGCACAGCAGGTGTTGCTTCATCCCGTTATATCTTTGCTCTGTACCAACAGAGACTAAGTGAAGAAGCGCTTAAACTCCAAGACAAGTACCCAATCCGTATCCATTACACCAAGTAAGGCAGACAAATGACGAGACAGTATTCCTCTATTAGCGTTGAGACAACGCTGGCTAGCAGCATCAATACAACTGCTACTACTATTACGGTGGCAACAGGTACTGCTACAGCTCTAATGGGCGGTATCACACTAGCGCCATCAAACGTAGACATCTTTACCGTAGCCCTAGATGTAGATACGGTCAACGAAGAGATTGTCTTTGTAACTGGAGTATCTGGTGACACGCTAACGATCAGTCGAGGTCAGGCTGGCACAGGAAGTCCTGGAGTATCTGGCCTATCACATACTGCCGGTGCGACTGTTAAACACGTACTTACCTCATCTGACTTAATCTTTTTTCGTAATAACGCCTCACCTGTAGCATCCTTTGGATTCAGCGGGGCAACATCTGGAACTACCACAGTGCAGGCAACTGCGATCGCTGGTACCAATACTCTAACCTTACCTCCTACAAGCAATGACACTTTGGTAGGTAGAGCAACAACCGATACCCTAACTAACAAAATTTTAACTGCGCCTGTTATCAATACTGCAAAAATAAACCTTGCACTTAATGCCCAAACAGGAACTACCTACACTTTAGTAGCTGCAGACTCTGGCAAGTTAGTTACCACATCTAACGCCAGTCCAGTAGTAATAACCATTCCACCATCAATATTTGCAGCAGGTGAACAGATAAATGTTCAGTCGATCGGTGCTGGTCTTACCAGCTTTGTAGCAGGTGCTGGTGTAACTGTTACCTCAACAGGTGCTACATCTGCGGCTCCTGTACTACGAGCACAATATTCAGCAGCAACTGTAATCTGTACAGCAAGTAATACATTTACTGTGATTGGAGATATAGCCTAATGCCTATTCTTGGAATTATTGCTTCACAAAATTATCCGCGCAAACCTACCGCCGTTGATTACCTTGTAGTCGCAGGTGGCGGCGGCGGCGGTTATGGCGGCGGCGGTGCTGGCGGATATAGAGATGGATCATCATTTGGAATAGGTGCATCGTTTACCGTAACAGTCGGCGCAGGCGGTGCTGGCAGAGGAAGCGGAAGCGGTGCTGCTGGAACTAGCGGAGTAAATTCTGTATTTTCAACTATTACATCAACAGGCGGCGGTGGCGGTGGCGGTTTCCAAAGCCCCGCAGGTGACGGATTAAATGGCGGATCAGGCGGTGGTGCTGGATATACAGTAAGTGGAATACTTTTTAATGTTGGTCTTGGAAATACGCCGTCAACAAGTCCGTCACAAGGTAATAATGGTGGCACTAACGTTGCAACAAATAACGGGCAAGGCGGTGGCGGTGGTGCTAGTGCAGCAGGTGGCAACGCATCTGCCGGTGTAAGCGGCAACGGCGGCGCAGGAACAGCATCAAGTATTACAGGAACATCGGTAACACGTGGTGGTGGTGGCGGCGGATCAGGCGGATCAACTCCAACAACATCAGCAGGATCAGGTGGTGCAGGCGGTGGCGGCGCTGGTTCGACAACAGGTAATGCAACAGCAGGAACAAACAACACTGGCGGCGGTGGTGGTGCTGCGAATTTCAGTGCAACACCTAATGCTTCTGGCGGTGGCGGTTCCGGCGTTGTGATTATCGCTTATCCAAATTCATTCCCTGCTTTGACTACTATTGGTGGAACTTTGGTTTACGACGAACCAGTGAGAAGTGGTTATCGCGTATATCGATTTACAGCAGGAACAGGAACGGTGACAGTCTGATGGCTCACTATGCATTTCTCGATGAAAATAATATTGTGACTGAAGTTATTCCAGGACGTCACGAGTGGGAAGAAGTAGACGGCATTACAGACTGGGAGCAAGCATATTCAGAAGTCAGAGGACAAGTCTGCAAGCGCACATCTTACAATTCAAAGATACGCGGAACATATGCAGGAATTGGATATTTATACAATGAAGAAGAAGACATCTTCATAACACCGCAACCTTATCCATCTTGGATACGTGTTGGATCATTTTGGGAAGCACCAACTCCTATGCCTACAGATGGCCTTATGTATCAGTGGGTTGAAACTGACCTTAACTGGCAAATAATTTCAACCGAATAACTAAGGAGATACAATGGCCTATGACCAGGACATCACCGAGGGAATACCGTTTGTACTCTCCAATCCTGCAGGTTCTACTGCTTACACTCCAACTGGACCAGCATACGATGTAGCCTTTGCTGCTCTTCCGTTCTTCCTTGCTGCATCCGATGAGCAACCGTATCGTCGAGTAACAGCGCAGTATCGCAAACAACAGATTGACCAGACGCGTGAACCTGGTGAGCAGACGCTCACCGGTTGGTGGGTTAGATCTCAATCCTCGTTCCACTTAGGAGCGGGGATTAAGTATTTTGAGCCTATCCAAGAAGAGTCACTGCGCTTTCAATACACAGAGTCTAAAGGTATAGATGTCTGGACTAGAGGCCAAGCAACTCTGCTAAACGATACTGCTAGTTTCTACGCAGGTGCAGCCCCTGCTCAGATGATCGGTGTCAATGATGGCACCAATGATTGTATTATCTTTACAGATGGAACTGCTCTAAAAAAACAAGCAACATCTGCTGGATCACCTACCACTATTACTCAGGCTGGTACTGCATCTACCATCTACAGCCTTACTACTGATGGTTCAAACTATTACTTTATCAACGGCACCAAGGTACATAAGGGTTCAGTCGGTGCGACACCTGCTGATTCTGAAATCTATGACACCCCATCAGTAACTAGAGCAACGATCCGCTATGTAAAGCAGCGCCTTCTTGTTGCCATTGGTCCTGCTATCTATGAACTTAACGCTAACGCTACATCATCTGCAGCGCTACCTACTGCTTTGTACACCCATCCTAATTCATCTTGGGTATGGTCAAGTATCTCTGAAGGACCACAGGCTATCTACATCTCAGGTTATGATCCAAACGGAACATCATCATCTGTCTTTAAGATCGGTCTCAATGAAGGAACTGCCAACGCTCTAGGCTTTCCAACACTTCTTACACCTACCGTAATTATTGATATGCCTAGCGGTGAGCGCATTAATGACTTTGATGTTTACCTTGGTCTATATGCAGTCCTTGCAACCAGTGCAGGATTTAGAGTCGGAGTTGCTGACGCAACTGGAGATGTCCAGTATGGACCGCTGCTCTTTAGAGATGCCGCCTGTACTGCTATTGCTTTCAAAGATAGTTATGCCTACATCGCAACAAAGGTAGATGGCGAAGCAGGTCTAGTTCGTACTGATCTATCCACAACTGTTATCGCTAGCGCTCTGTATTTTCCTTGGGCTTGGGATCTTGTTGCCGCTACAACTACTGTAACTGCATCTCAAGTTGCCTTCTTTGGCAACTCAGACAGGTTGGCATTTGCTACAGGTAATAACATCTGGGCTGAGGCTACAACTTTGGTAGCAAGTGGTTACTTGCGTACCGGTTATATCCGTTACAACACACTTGAGACTAAAATCTACAAACTGCTACAGGCTCGTATTGATACAACCAATGGTGGTATTACTATCCAATCCATTGACTCAACTGATACTGAATACTCTATCGGTGTCTTCTCGCAAGGTGAGAGCGTGCCTGAGATCAACGTAAGCTACCCAACTACTTCACAAGAATATCTTGGCTTTAAGTTTACTATGTCTAGATCAACTGCTGATTCTACCAAGGGTCCACTCTTTACTGGATACCAGTTGAAGTCACTGCCTGCAGTTCCACGTCAGCGCCTGATCCAATACCCAGTCTTTTGCTATGACCACGAGAGCGACAAGTTTAGCAACGAAGTGGGATACGAAGGATCTGCCTATGCTCGTATGTCTCAGTTAGAGCAGATTGAAAATGTTGGTGACACCATCCGCGTTCAAGACTTTAGAACTGGTGAGTCATACCTAGGCATCATCGAAGAGATGGATTTCATCAACAGAACTCCAGAGGATAAACGGTTCTCTGGATTTGGCGGCACACTCCTAGTTACCATAAGGACGATCTAATGACAGCGCAAGACTATGCAACGCTAATAGTTGCAGTAATGACAATAGTTGGCGGCTTTGCTGCTGGAGTTAGATGGCTGGTTAAACACTATTTGAATGAACTTAAACCCAACGGTGGCAGTTCGATAAAGGATTCCGTCAAAAGACTAGAGGATCGTATTGACGATCTATATAAACTGATAGCGGAGAAGTAAATGATTGCACTAGCAAAGAAAGCCACACCTGCTGCTATCGCAGTACTGCGTCAAGCAACAGCGCACTTTCCTAAGCGCAATAAGGCAAGTGATGGACTACTGCCATCGGCAGCGCACGTGCATCAGAATCCGAACTCAGACCACAACTCAGGATATGCGGTAGACATTACGCACGATTCTGTCAATGGTGTTGACTGCGTTGTTGCCTATATCGAATTACAGAAAGATCCACGAGTTAAGTACTTAATATTTGCTGGCAGAATTTGGTCGAAGGAGAAGGGTAGCAAAGTCTACACCGGATCCAACAAGCACGAAAAGCATCTTCACATCTCCATAAAGGAGACTTGTGGAGAAGATACAAAACCTTGGTTCCCTTGGTTACCCCAACCATTACCCAAGAAGAAGGAGACAAAATGAATAAAGAGAAATTGACTGCTATCGCAGCAACGTATCTCCGTGCTGGTATTGCGGCAGTAATTGCCCTATGGCTTGCAGGAGTTACGGATCCAAAGGCTTTGGCAACAGCAGGTATAGCTGCCATTGCAGGTCCATTGCTAAAGGCATTAGACCCAAAGGCAACAGAGTTTGGACGTGGCGCTAAGTAATTAGCCCATAAGCGCGAGGCAACCGCCCCCTGCTCAGGAGAAATCCTGGGTGGGGGGCATCTTTTTTTATGCCCTTTTAAGGCAGGAAAGATGGCGAGTTGCGGCACTTTCAGCAGTAGATAGGGTGATCGTATGGGTAGCAGGTACTTATCGCCTCAACTCAAGGTTGATTTACTTTGCTTATCTTAGAATATGCCAGAGTCACTATCGTTATTTAGATGTGTCTTTAACCGGTGGCAGTTAGCACACAGGGTTTGCAGATTAGCAGGGTCATTGTTCCAGCGGTCACCGTCTATGTGGTCTACGTCGAGCTGGCTGCTATGTTCAGGAACAAACCCGCAATGCTCACAGGTATCCTTCTTGTGAATGGTATATGGATACTGGTTCTTCTGGATGTTTCTTTTATAGACAGTCCTACAGCGAAAGCGACCAGCGGGAGTTGAGTTCTTCTTGGTGCGGATCTTTATCTTTGTTGGACCACAAACCGAGCAGATTGCTCTGCGATTTACTTCATCTACCTCAGTTAATCTGTGCTTCATCTTTGTCCACCGGACAAGGAACGCGTATCAGATTACCGCAGTTAACACAGGTAGCGTCAAGAAAGTACCAGACTAGCTCGTAGTCATCAAAGGCCGCCATAACGTTGAAGACCTGCGACCCACAAGGACATACGTGGACGGGTCCAAAGGCTCTTAAATCGGTTCCAAATGGCTCAGGAAGGTCATCTGGTAGCGCCTTACGGCGCAGGAATTTAGGCATTACAAAGGGGTGGAACCGCATTGCCCGGCACGGCTCCTTCCTGTGGTCAGTCGCCTCTCGGCTACGCCGAGGCCCTGATAAGGGCCGCCTCCTGTTATTCGCCTACGGCTCATATTGTACACAGATGCCTGCCAAATGTGTGTCTTGCGACACGCTGTGATATCCTTTAGAAATGACAACTCTGGTAGGAATCCAAGGACCTGACTTTGTAGTTCTTGCCGCTGATTCGCAGATAACCGATAACGATCAGCGCGTTATCAGTACGCAAACTCCAAAGATCGTGCGTGTGGGTAAGTACATTCTCGGCGTTACCGGTGACTCACGTCCTGGTGATATCTTGATCTATAACTGGAAGCCTCCGATATATAAAGGTTCCGATCCCATCGAGTGGATGGGCAAGAAGATAATCCCAAGCATCTATCAAGCGTTCAAAGATAATGGCTATGAGATAGATAAGGAAGCGAGCTTCTGCTATCTACTCGCCTTTGATTCTATGCTGTTCTCTATCGGTCCGGACTTATCGTTTAACGCAAGTGAGCACGGACTATTCACCGCAGGAAGTGGCGGTCCTTATGCACTCGGTTATCTTTATTCTTTGAAGCCACATTCGTACAAGAGCCTGCTAATGGCAAAGGTTGTTTCAGAAAGAGCTGTAAAGATCGCGTCGGTTCTTGACATCAATACCTGTCCACCGATTCAATTAGTTACTCAACAGAGAGGGTGGGATGAATGATCGAGTTCTTATTCGGTTTGCTATTTGGTTTCGTCGGGGCTTATGCTCTGGACTATTGGCTTACAAAGAGGGATGAACGATGATAGAAGATCCAAAGGAATTACTACTGCACGTACTGCACTCTAAGGATGCAGGGCGTGATCGTAGTAAGCAGACACAGGTAGGTCCATCAGAGATAGGTGGCTGTCGTCGTAAGGTTTGGTACCGGTTAAACGGACAGCCAGAGACTAACGATAACCAGTCAAAACTGGCTGCCATTATGGGTACTGCTATCCACGCAGCTATTGAAGATGCTATTACCACACTAGATCCCGAAGGTAAAGATTACCTAGTCGAGACTGCAGTTGAGTATGGTGATATGAAAGCACACGTTGACTTATTCGTACCGGGTATTGGTGCAGTCATTGACTGGAAGACAAGCAAGGTTAAGAACCTTTCATACTTCCCAACAGCGCAACAGCGCTGGCAGGTGCAGGTCTATGGCTATCTGCTATCTAAGAACGGTCACGAAGTTAAGACAGTTAATCTAGTAGCCATTGCACGCGATGGTGATGAGCGCGATATTAAAGTCCACTCTGAACCATACGATGAAGTCTCAGCGCTAGAAGCGCTGCAGTGGCTAAGCAATGTAAAGAACTTAACGGAAGCACCAGCACCTGAGAAGGATGCAAACTTCTGTAAGAGTTACTGCCAGTACTATGACGCATCCGGTGAGATGGGTTGCGTAGGTATAATAAAAGAACGTATCGTCCTTAGTGAAGTCGTGATTGAGGACGCAGAAGTAGATACTCACGCATTAAAATACTTACAGTTAGATGAGAAAATCAAAGAGCTGGAGAAGGAAAAGGATTCCTTGAAGTCATCCTTCGAGGGAGCCGTTGGTGTTACTGCCAGTGGTATTCAAATCAGTTGGACAACGGTTAAAGGTCGTGAGACAGTTGACTCTGAACAAGTAGAAAAACTATTAGGCTTTGTACCGAAGGTTGTCGGTAAAGAATCTATTAGATTAAACATCAAACCAAATGGAGGAAAGTAATATGTCAGCACCAGAATCAACTAAGTTCCAAGTGAACTATAAGTTAGCAGATGGAACGCTTATCAATTTGTATGCAACAAATGTCACAGAACTTGAAACAGGTCTTGCAGATCTTGCAATGAACGCACTTAACATTCGTGCTACCGGTATGGATCTAAACCAAGGTGGGCAACAGATCGCTTCACTTACACCAGCACCAACAGTTGCAGCAGTTGCTGCAGCATTTAACGCAACACCAGTTGCAGCACCAGCAGGTGGAGATCAGTCTTGCCGTCACGGAGTAATGGCTTTCCGTTCAGGTACATCAGCTAAGGGTCCTTGGAAGGGCTATATGTGTGCGGCACCAAAGGGTGCAACAGACAAGTGCGAAACCATCTGGATTAGATAATCTGTGCGCGATCCAGGGTCGTATGAAAACCCTGCTTGCGCTTCAGTAGGTGGAGATTTCTGGTTTCCAGAAAAGGAATCTAATTCAAGAGACACAGCATTAGCAAAGTCTATTTGCAACGGTTGCTTACACCGTACTGAGTGTGCAGAGTGGGGCATAAAGAATGAACGCTTTGGTATTTGGGGCGGTCTGTCAGAGAACGCAAGAACTAGAATACGTAATCAAAAAAATATACATCTAAGAGGGAGTGACGTTGCTTGACTTATCCCGCGCTTGGAGTGGTGTGCTTACCAAAGCAACACCATTGCCGGACGTGTGGCAGGCGCTAGCAGCAAAGCAGATTAAGTTCCGTCGAGGACAGGTCTGTATGGTAGCTGCGGCACCTAACGCTGGTAAGTCTATGTTCGCTCTTGTCTATGCGATGAAGGCAAACGTATCAACGCTTTTCTTCTCGGCAGATACAGATACTACAACTGTAATGATGAGAGCAGCATCTGTTGCATCTGGTCATTCACAGGTATCGGTGGAGTTAAACTTATCTAACAATAAGCACTACTACGATAAACACTTTGGAAAACTAAATCATATTAAATGGGTCTTTGATTCGTCACCATCACTAGACGATATCGAGTTAGAGATCAGAGCATACGTGGAGTTATACGGTGAGGCTCCCGAACTGATAGTTATAGATAACTTAATGAACGTTGCAGCAGAGACTGACAACGAGTGGGCTGGCTTACGTGCGATAATGATGGAACTGCACGATATGGCACGTAAGACAGAAGCCTGCGTACTTGTGCTACACCACGTATCTGAGCAGAGTGAGTACGGATCACCATCTACACCACCTGCTAGACGTGCCATCCACGGCAAGGTCAGTCAGTTACCGGCGTTAATCCTAACGCTTGGCTACGATCCAACTGTAGGTGAACTCAAGGTGGCTGCTGTAAAGAACCGCTTTGGGCCACACACTGCAGATGGCAAAGACTTTGCAACACTGTTTGTAAACTACGCAGCCTGTCAGATATCTGATAAAAATGCGTGGGGTGTTATGCTAAGGAACGATGTAATAGCTGGATACCAAGGTAACTACGCAGAACAACCATAGATAGGGAATTAGAATGAGCGATGTTGAAAGAGAAGTAGCCATACTTAAAGTTGATCTGGCTAACTTCTTTAATGCAATGATCCAGTCCGGCATAGTCGAGATTGTCAAAGATGAAGAAGGTCAGATGGTTTACAAAACCAACAAGGTTGTATTGGTAGATGAGTCAGTACAACAAGACTAAGGGTTCTCAGTTTGAGACAGATGTAATGAAGTGGCTACGTAAGATGGGGGCCATTGCAGAACGTTTGACTAAAGCTGGAGCAAAGGATGAGGGCGACATCGTTACTGTTATCGCAGGGGAAACTTACATCCTTGAACTCAAGAACAGGGCAACCCTTTCGCTGCCCCAGTTCTGGAGAGAAGCACAAGTTGAGGCGCTTAACTATGCTAAGGCACGTGGTCTTGGGGAAGTACCGCCGTCTTATGTAATAGTTAAGCGTCGCAACGCTCCCATAGAACAAGCCTGGGTAATCCAGGATCTAACACAATGGTTAAAGGAGAAGCAAGATGCCAGTACCTGAAGGTGAAATCACCACATCAGAGATATTAGATACCGATGAACTTGCACCAGATGAAGAAGAGGATCCAACGTGATCTGCGCCAACTGTTACAAAGCCGGTGAGGAAAACAAGGCTAACCATATAAAGCGTGCAGCGCACTGGCACGAGAAGTGCGACTACAAGGGGTGTGTATGCCAGCACAAGACTGGACAAGGTTGGGTAAAGGTCGAGGGAGTAAGAACTCCGCTGATGCAAACGCAATCCCCATAGGTCCAATCGTTTCCTACTTCGGTGGGGAAGTCCGAGAAGGATCCGATGTATCGGTTAAGTGTTGCTTACATAGTGACACACGCAGGTCTGCTGTAATAAATACTTATAACAATTTATACTTTTGCCACACCTGCGGTAAAGGTGGTAATGCAGTCAGTATTGTCTGCATCATAGAGAACTTGGAGTTTAAGGATGGCCTCAAACGCGCAGTCGAAATTGCTACTGGAAGCGGCGCAGCGATACGCTCAAGAGGTAAGTCCGGAGGCGCTAGTCGCTCTAAACGAACGTGGAATATCTGAACTTGTAGCTGCTAAGTTCCAACTTGGTACAGTAACTGATCCGATAAACGGTCACGAGATGTATGCAGGGTGGATGTCTATCCCTTACATCACTGCCGGTGGCAGTTGCGTAGGCTTCAAGTTCCGTCGGCTAGATGATGGCAAGCCTAAGTACGGTAGCCCTACTGGGCAGAAGGCACACCTGTACAACGTGGCAGATGTGCTGCCACTATCACCGCATATAGTTATCTGCGAAGGTGAGTTAGATGCGGTAGTTACTAGCGGGATGCTAGGCATACCGGCAGTCGGAGTACCGGGTGTTCAGTCTTGGAAGCCACACTTTCCTAAGTTATTTACTGGCTATGAAACGGTCTACGTTGTAGGCGATAATGATATTAAAGAAGATGGATCCAACCCCGGTGCTGAGTTTGCTAAGCGTGTTGCTAACGAGATACTTAACTCAAGCATAGTAACATTGCCACCTGGTATGGATATAAACGATTACTATTTAGCATATGGTGCAGATGCCACCAGAGCATTGCTAGTGGGCGAACTGAAAGGTGAGTAAAGAAGAATGGTCACAGATGGTACAGACTTTGCAGCATATGGGCTTTCAGATCCTAGAGATAAATATGGAAGCAGAGACAATTCTCTTGCGCCCTA